GACCAAGCGTCCGATCACGCTGACCCTCGCGGGCATCCAGACGGGCGTCGAGGACCTGAGGGCCCGCACAGCGAAGGGCTCGCTCCTCGACGACGCCCGGCGTCTGCTGACGCTGCGAGAAGAGCTCGCCGCCGAGGAGTCGCGGCTCGCCGACCAGCGCGTGTCGCTCGCACGCCAGTACCTCCACGACCACGCCGAGCGCGTCGTCGTCCCGCGCGACGAGTTCGCGACGTGGTTCGCCGACACCGTGCCGCCCGGCCCGCCCGGAGCGACCGATGACCCCGGATGAACTCGCACGCGCCTGGGTCCGCCAGGCGCAGCTCGACGCCGAGCGAGGCGTCATTGCCTGCAGGATGTGCAGCCGCCATGCGTCGCTCGAGACGACGCTGACCCTCTGGCGCGACGGCGTCCTCGTGTTCGCCGTGTGCGACGGGTGCGCCGGCTCGCACGAGGTCGTGATGCGGCCGACCGCCGAGGGCATCGAGGTCCGCGCCCGTCACCGCGCCCCTCTCATCGTCGGAGCACTCCGGTGAGCGTCACCCTGCACGTCGTCTCCAAGCGTCCCTGCCGCCTCGAACGCGGCGAGCTGCGTCGCGTGTCTCAGGACCGCCGGATGATGCTGCTCGCCTACCACCTGTGCTGCCCGCGCTGCGGCTTCGTGAACGCGGTCTTCAACCAGCACCAGGGCCAGGTCATCACCGAGAGCGACGACGGCGAACAGGTGACCTTCTCGGCGCCGATCCGCTGCGTGTACTGCAACGTGACCATCCGCATCGGCGCTTCGGTCGCCGAGCTCGAGGAGGGCCCCGATGTGCGGAACGTGCGCTACCGCTGACGAGCTCTCCGAGGTGGCCCGGGCGCGGCGCGTTGCCGACGTACTCGCCTCCGATTTCCTGCGCCTGCCGGTCGCAAAGGCGATGGACCTCGGCACGCCGCAGGGCTTCGACCGCGCGGTGGCGTCGCTCGCCGCCGAGCTGCGCCGACAGGCCGGGCGTTCCGAGCGGGACGCCGTGCGCGCGGCCGTGAACCTCCTCGACGTCGATTGGCGAAGCACCACGCCCGAGCAACGCCGAAGACTCGTATCAGAGGCGATGAACGCCGCAGCGCTCGCGACGGCGGTCATCCCCGCGCGCATCGAGGCGACGCTTGGCCCCGCGGCCGAAGCCGTCGTCGCAGCCACGCGAAGCCACGCGCGTCGTGCGCTGGGGCTCGCGATCGCGGCGGACTTCAACGCGGTCGACCAGCGCGTGGTGAGCCACGTCGTCCGAACCCAGGTGAACTTCGTCACCAACGAGCTCGGCCGCCGGGTTGAGGGCTTTGGCGCGGAGGCCCGGCGCATCGTGGCGGACGCGGTCGAGTCGGGGCTTGGCCGCGACGACGTCTCGGCGGCGCTCCAGGCAGCGGCCGAGGGGACCCTCGCGGGCCGGACGCCGTTCTACTGGGACGTGATCGCCGGGGCCTTCGTCGGCAACGGCCGCAGCTTCGCGCAAGTGAGCGGATACGCCGAGGCAGGCATCCAGCGTTACCGCATCGAGGCGGTGCTCGACGAGCGTACCACCGCGGTCTGCCGCTTCCTGCACGGCAAGGTGTTCTCGGTCGGCGACGCGCTCTCGCGATTCGACGCGATGGACAGGCTCGAGCGCCCTGAGGACATCAAGCAGGCGCAGCCGTGGGTCCGCGAGGCGACCGACGCAACCTCGGGCAACCCCGTGCTGTACGTCGGCCGGGGCGGCGTTCGGACCCCGCTCGCGGAGGTGGCCCGCTCGGGCGTGGGTAGCCGCGACGACGTCGGGGAACACCGGCGAGCGCTTGGCAGCCCCGCGTTGATGGAGCTCGGCGTGGGCTTTCCGCCGTACCACGGGCTTTGTCGGACCACGACGCTGCCGGAGGTGTGAGGCGCACCGTGTCCCACTGAAAACCGACCCTGGCTCTACTCCCGTGGAGGCTTCGGCCTTCGCCACGTCACCTGCGGGAGAAGCGAATGGCCAGCTCGAACAACCCGACGCCGAACACGGCGCCCTCGGCCCGAACGATGGTCGCCGCCCTCGAGCCCCTTGGCGCTCGCCTGCGCGCTGCGCTCGAGAAGGCCTCGGCGGCCGGCGATGGCGAGCTCCACGCCGAGGTCGGCCACGAGCTCGCAGCGATCGCGAAGGCGCTCGGCGACGCAGCTGGGGAGGCGGCGCGGGTCGACACGATGAAGGCTGCCGATGGCTGGCCGCGCGACATGTCCGCGGGCGCCCTCGCGAGCCCGGCTTGGGGTCGCGACCCGGAGGCCCTTCGCCATGGCTGATCGCGTCGGCATGGCGGTCTCCCGCGCTCGCGCGGTGCTGAAGGCGCTCGAGGCCGAGCCCGTCGAGAAGACCATCTTCGGCTCGCCGGCGGGCAAGAAGCGCCTCGCGCCGCGGCTCGTGAAGCTGCTCGCGCCGCACCGAACCTACGTCGAGCCGTTCGCGGGCTCGGCCGCCGTGCTCTTCGAGAAGGAGCCCGCTGAGGTCGAGGCCATCAACGACGCCGATCCCGAGATCGCGAAGGCCTACCAGCTGATCCAGAAGCTCACGCCGCCCAAGATCGAAGCGCTCCGCGCGATGCCGTGGACGGGGGACGAGGCGACCTTCAAGCGCCTGCTCGACGAGAGCCCGTTAAGTGAGCTCGAGCAGCTGCACCGCTTCCTGTACCTGACGCACTTCTCCTACGGGAAGATGCGCGGCCGCACCTTCAGCCCGAACGTCCAGGGCATCGAGGCCAAGACCATCGGGCGCATCGAGCAGTTCGCGCCGCGGCTCGCCAAGGTGAAGGTGCACTCGGGCGACTACGAGCCCGTCGTCCGCAAGTACGACGCGCCCGACACGACGTTCTTCCTCGACCCGCCGTACCCCGGCTACAACGTCGACGTCGGTGAGTCCGACTTCGACGAGGAGCGCTTCTTTGGGGTGCTCCAGTCACTCAAGGGCAACTGGCTCATGACCTATGGCATCCGGGGAAAGCTCCCCGCGATGCTCAAGGACGCGGGCTACTTCATCAAGCGCATCCGGACGCCGCGTACGATCGGCGCGATGCGCGGTGTGGGCGGGCCCTCCGTCCTGACGCAGCTGCTCGTCGCGAACTACAAGTTCGTCGAGAAGCACACGGACGCGCTCGACTGGCTGGAGGACTGGTCGCCTGACCCCGCGACGCTCCCGCCGATTCGCAAGGTCGGCACGCTGTTCAAGGACGTGAACCCGGACGACGAGCGGTACGTGCTCGGCGTCGTGCTCGTGCCTGAGCAGGTCGACGCCCAGGGCGACATCTACTCGCACGAGGAGGTTCGCCAGGCAGCGCACCTGTTCATGGAGGAGTTCGGTGGCCTCGGTCTGATGCACCAGCTCCGCGTCAACGACCAGGTCAAGGTGCTCGAGAGCTACCTCGCGCCCACGGACTTCCAGATTGGCGAAGTCGTCGTCCCGCGAGGCACCTGGCTGCTCGCGGTGCGTGTGCTGTCGGACGAGCTCTGGCAGCGCGTCCGCAACGGCGAGCTGACCGGATTCTCCATCGGCGGTTCCGCACGCCGCGTGCCCGAGCCCGCGAGCGCCTCCGCGGCTGACGAACCCCCGAGCACCGCGACGGAGGCCGCATGACCGAAGACGCCACGACCGGACGCCCCAGCGACGGCGTGCACCGCCTCGTCGACATGGTCGTCGAGGAGGTCTCCCTCGTCGACCGCGCCGCCAACAAGCACCGCTTTCTCATCGTGAAGAGGGACGACGCGATGGACGACAACACTCCGGCCGATAAGGCCACCACGGACGGCGCCTACCCCACGATGACGCCCTCCGCAGATGCCACGTGGACGGTCGCGGACAGCTCGCCGCTCGGGGCCGCCCTGGCCGCGCTCGAGAGCCTCACGGCCATCGTCGAGCTGCTCGGCTCCCTCGGGGCCGACAGCAACGACATGCGCCTCGCGGCGCTCGCGGAGCAGCTGCGTGCGACCGCCGAGCAGATCCTCGAGCGGACCGGATTCGCGCCCCCTGGTGACGGGACCGACGCGAGCGCGCCCGCCGACGTGCAGGCCCGCGCGAAGACCGACGAGCCTGCGAAGCCCACGGGCGCCAGCGCGTTCGCGGCTGACGTAGCAGCGGCGAAGCAGGCGCTCTCGCGCCTCGCCGAGCTGGCGAGCAAGACGCCGCCCGCGAAGCAGGAGAAGCGGGACGCGGCGACCGGGGCAGCCGAACCCACGCCCGTCGCCGAGAGCCTCGCCAAGCTCGCCGACTCCTTCCGCGCGCTCTCGGACACCGTGAAGGAGCAGCAGCAGCGGCTCGGTCGCGTGGAGAAGCAGTTCGGGCTGCCGAACAGCGCCGCGCCCGCCGAGCACGTGTCGAAGGCCAGCGTCGAGGACGTGGGGTGGCCGCTCGATCTCAACAAGCCGAAGGACCGGGAGAACGTCGACAAGGCGGTCTCCTTCCACGACCTCTGATTCCCCCGTCTCAAGGAGCCGCGACATGAGCTATCTCGACAACCGCACCATCCTGGAGAAGGCCGATCTCGCGCTCGCCGATCTGACGGCGGGAGGCGGCATTCTCAAGCCCGCGCAGGCGCAGAAGTTCATGCGCCTGCTCATCAAGGACTCGCCGCTCATGCAGCTGGCGACCGTCGTCCCGATGGCGTCGCCGAAGCAGCAGATCTCCAAGATCAAGTTCGGCAGCCGCGTGCTGCGTCCCGGCCAGGAGGCGACGCCGCTCGGCGCGGGCGACCGCGCCAAACCCGACCTCTCGCAGGTCGAGCTCGACGCCAAGCTGTTCAAGGCCGAGGTGCGCCTCTCTGACGAGGTCCTCGAGGACAGCATCGAGCGCGGCGAGCTGCGCCAGACCATCATGGAGATGCTGGCCGACGCCATCGCGCGCGATATGGAGGACGTCGCCATCAACGGCGACACGGCCTCCGTCGACCCGTTCCTCGCGACGATGGACGGCATCCTCAAGCAGGCAACGAGCAACGTCGTTGACGCCGCGGGCACGCCGATCACGAAGGACCTGCTCCGCGAGAAGGGCACCCGCATCATCCTGACAGACGCAGCGCAGCAGCGCCTCGCGCAGGTCGAGCCAGTTATGGTGCGCGACTCCTACATCATCAAGGACCTGATGGAGCGCAAGACCTACAACAAGCCGGGCCACATCGGAATCGGCCCCGATAACATGGGGCTCGCGTGGGGAATCTCGTTCGCGGACATCGCGGAGATCGTCCTGCCCTGATTGCCATAGGCGAAGCCCCGGGTCGCAAGGCCCGGGGCTTCTTCTTGTCTGTAGAATGGACGGGACGCATAAGGGAACCGCGTGAGCCTCTGGGTCACCGCAGCGCAGGT